TCGCACGACGATTTCGTTTGTACGATGCGGCTAGCGTTCGCCGTGCTGCGCGACATGCCGGCCGGTTCGCCGGCGCGCAGGCGCGCGGAAGCCGCCGCGTCGTCCATCCATGACGCGTTGCACGTTTCGCGCGCGGCGGGTTGGCGCGCGGCGTTACGGACGATTCGGATTGCCGGGCGCGACGACATCGCCGACGTGGAATCCGCCCGCGTGTTCGCCGCGGCGCGCCATGCCGAACGAACGGACGGTGTCGAATGACGAACCCCAAACGACCGACGACCGACCAAATCCACGACGCGTTGTCGGACGTGCGCCGGCATTGGGTCGCGTTGGGCGTCGTTCGCGACCGCGCGCGCGAAGCCGGCGATACTGCGGCGTTCGACCGCCTAGGCGCGACGATCCACGACATGCATCGGCATACCGGGAACGCCATCGGCGCGTTGGCCGTCGGGTTCGGTATCGTCGCGTGGTCGTTCGCCGTAGACGCGTTGGATTGCGCGGCCGCGGCCGGCGCGCCCGGCGCGGCCGAAGACGCCGAACGGCATCGCGCCATGCGCCGCTAGCGTACACAACCGCGCAGCGGCCTAGCCGTACCGCCTGCGCGGGGCCGGCCGGTAGTGGATGCCGGCCGGCCAACCTTTTTTCGGAATCTTCCCCGATTTCGTCCAACGCGGGTTGACAGGGGCCGACGACACGCTATCTTCCACCTGTCGCAAGTCGCGACAGGCCGCGCCGGCCGACGGCGAATTGGAGTCGAACATGTTCGACAACGGAACCGAAAGTGTCGCGTACGTTCGCGATGTCATGCTCGCAACCCTTCGCGCGACCGTGTCGGATGCGCGTTTGAACGACTTCAGGTCGTTCACGTTGGAAGGGTCGTGGGCGCGGCCCGCGGCCGTGACGGTCTACGCCGACCGCGACCCGCGGTTGGACGACGACGGCGTTCGAATCGTCTTCGCCTAACCGAACGACCGCGCCCCCCGACCCGGGGGGCGCGGTTCGTTTGCAGGCCGCTACAATCGCCCGCATGGCGCGCCGACGACGCGACGACCCCGACGACCCCGACGACATGCCGACGCCGCCGGCGGCCGCTACGCGCGCCCTAGCGCGTGGCGTGGTCGAACCCGGCGAACGCCACGACCGCGCCGGGTTGGTGTTGGTTATGCGCGCCCTGCGCGAAGGTTGGCAGATACCGCCCGACGTGTTGTCCGAATTGCCGGCCGTCGTGGTCGAAATGGCGCGCAACGCGACTTCGCCGCGCGACCGTCTTCGCGCCATCGAAACGCTGTTGGCGATGCAACGCGCGAACCACGACGCGTTGGTTGCGGCCGACCGATGCGAACGGTTGGACGGCGGCGGCGCGACCGAACGCGTCGAATTGGCCCCGATTACGCTGCGCCCCGGCGGCGGCGGGGGGGCGTGATTGCGCGTCGAACCGCCGGCGTTGCCGCCGATGTACGCGCGCCAATTCGCCGCCATTTGCGACCCGGCGCGCATCGTCATTATTGAGGCGTCCACGAAGTCGGGCAAGACGGCCGGTTGCCTGTTGTGGTTGTTCGCGCAGGCGTGGAACGCGCCACGTGGCGGCGCGTATTGGTGGATTGCGCCGACGTTCCACGTAACGAAGACGGTCGGCTACATGCGCCTGCGCGCCATGTTGACGGAAGCCGACCCGCGGCAATTGACGTGGACGCCGCACGACGCCGAATTGGCCGTGTCGCTAGCGAACGGCGCGCGCATTTGGTTTCGGTCGGCCGACAACCATGATTCGTTGTTCGGCGACGACGTGTCGGCCGCCGTGATTGATGAGGCGACGCGATGTCCTGAAGCCGCATGGAACGCCGTTCGTTCGACGTTGACGGCGACGCGTGGCCCGGTTCGCATCATCGGCAACGTAAAGGGGCGCAAAAATTGGGTTTGGCGGTTGGCGCGCCTTGCCGAAGCCGGAACGGTCGGCATGGCGTACCATCGGCTAACCGCGTACGACGCCGTCGCCGGCGGGATTCTGCCCGCGGAGGAAATCGAAGAGGCGCGCGCCGTGTTGCCGGAACACGTGTTCCGCGAATTGTACTTGGCGGAACCGGCCGACGACGGTTCGAACCCGTTCGGAACCGACGCCATCGCGCGTTGCGTCGCCGACCTGTCGCCGGGGCCGGCCGTCGCGTACGGCGTGGATTTGGCGAAGTCGTCCGATTGGACGGCCGTAGTCGGCGTGGACGCCGCCGGCCGCGTCGCCGTATTGGAGCGTTGGCAATCGGATTGGGGCGCGACGCGCGAACGCGTGGCCCGCATCGTCGGGAATTGCACGGCCTACGTGGATTCGACCGGCGTCGGCGACCCTATTGTGGAAGACGTGGCGCGCGTCTGCCGGGGCGTGGAAGGTTGGAAATTCTCCAATACATCTAAACAACAATTGATGGAAGGTTTGGCGTCGGCGATCCAAACCGGCGAAGTCGCGTACCCGGACGGTTGGCTACGGCGTGAATTGGACGCGTTCGGCTACCGATATACCAACGGTCGGGTAACGTATGCCGCCGAATCGGGACACGACGACGGCGTTTGCGCCTTGGCCCTAGCGTTGGCGGCGCGTCGCCGGCATCGGCCGTTCGTCCTAAAGGTAATTTGATGGCCAAGCGTACACGCAAGACGACCGTAAAGGCGACCGACGCGACCACGTGGAACGGCGCATCTATGCGCGTCGTTGACATGCGCGCCGGCATGTATAAGACGCAACCCTTCGAATACGACGCCGCCGTTCGGTTGTATTCGTCGTGGATTTACGCCGCGGCGTCCATCAACGCCAACGCGGTAGCGTCTACGCCGCTGCGGCTTTACGTCCGGTCGAACGCCAACACGCGCAAATTGTGGAAGACGCGACCGGTCGGACGCAAGGCGTACGCGCGACTTGCCGGCGACGGCCCGCGCAACCCGTCGCCGTACGTCATGCGGAAGGCGGCCGAAATCGGCGCGGATTTCGAAGAGGTTGTGGACGGGCATCCGGTGTTGGAATTGTTGGCCGTTGCGAACCCGTGGGTAAATGGGTTCGACGCTACCGTGTTGCGCGTCGTTTGGCAGGAATTGACAGGTAACGCGTACTTGCACGTCGTGACCAACGAATTGGGCGTACCCGGCCAATTGTTGCCGATGCCGCCACAATGGGTTCGCATCATTCCCGACGCCGACAAATTCGTTGCCGGCTACCGCTACGGCGTGGGCGACGAACAGTCGGTAACGCTTGCGCCCGACGAAGTAATCCATTTCCGACGCCCCAACCCGCGGAACCTATGGTACGGAATGGGGAAATTGGAAGCCGCGTGGGGCGCGGCCAACGCCAACGTCGCACTACACGAAATGGATTTGGCGATGTTCGCCAACCACGCGCGCCCGGATTACCTGTTGACTATCAAGGGGAACGCCGGGTCGGATGAATTGGAGCGTTTGGAAAAGGGCATTCAATCCAAATTGCGCGGGCCGCGCAAGTCGGGACATTTCCTAGTGTCCACGACGGATATTGATTTGAAGCCGCTGCAATTCCCGACGAAGGATATTGCCGGCCGAACCGACGTTGTCGAAGAAATCGCCGCCGTGTTCGGCGTTCCCGTGTCGATGCTGCGCGCCAACGACCCAAATTTGGCGTCGGCGTCGGTCGGCTATGCGTCGTGGCGCGAAATGACGGTACTTCCATTGTGTCGCATGGACGAAGAGACGTTGAACCAACGTCTATTGCCGATGTTCGGAATTGAGGGCGACGCCGTGTTGGCGTACGACGACCCCGTTCCGGCGGAACGTCAAATGGATTTGACGGAAATGCAAGTCGGCGTGGCCGGCGGATGGATTACGCCAAATGAGGCGCGCGCACGTAACGGCTTGGAACCCTTGCCGGACACGGCCGCCGACAGGTTGTACGTAAATGGACAACCGCTAGGCGCGACCCCGGGCGGGTTCGGCTTGGCCGCCATCGCGCCGTCGGACGCGACGACGGCGGCCGCCGAACCGCCCGACGCGCCGGCCGTTGTCGTCGCCGGCACGACCGACGCGCCGGCTAGCGTCAAGGCGGACGATTGCGTGTCCGAAAAGATTCGTACCTTGATTGGGGAGGGATTCCCCGCCGATCAGGCGGCCGCCATCGCCTACGAATATTGCGCGGAACGCAAGGCGTTGGACGACATCAACACCGTTCCCCCGCAGGGCGTCGCCGACAACGCGCGGATGGCGTTGGACGTTCGCGAATCCAAGTCGCCTAGCCAACGCGGCATGACGGCTACCGGGTTGGCGCGCGCGCGCGACTTGGCGAACCGGCGCGCCGTGTCCGAAGATACGATTAGGCGAATGGTCGCGTATTTCGAACGCCACGTCGGCGATAAGGATGGCGCGACTTGGGACGACCGCGGCCCCGGTTGGCAGGCGTGGCATGGTTGGGGCGGCGACGCCGGTTGGAATTGGGCGAAGCGTAAACGCGACGAATTCGACCGCGCCCGCGACGAAGACGGCAAGTCGGCCGATTCGAAGTCGTGCGGATGCTGCAACGACACGACCGCCGGCGACGCCGTCGCGCCGGCGGACGCGCATACGACGACGGCGAAGTCGGTTAGCCAAACCGACGTTTGGTTTGCGCCCGGTTCGCCTATCCATGTCAAGGCGGCCGACGATTTCGGCCGTTTGGTGGACGACGATTTGGTGGACGATTTCACGCGGCGCGTAGATGCCGTGTTCGCGCGACAGATTCGCGAAGCCGTAGCGGCAATCAAGGCGGGCGGTACGCCGTCGGCCGCCACAATCGAACGCGTCGTGGAAATCCTGCGGCGTGGCGAATTCGTGGACGAATTGCGGGCGGCGTTCGCGCCATTCATCGAACGCGCGTTGGCGGCCGGCGCGGGCGTCGGCGTGGAACGGTTGGTGCAATTGACGGGCGTTCCCGCGGTAGCGTCGTTGGGTTGGTCGTCGCCCGAATTGGCCGACTACATGCAACGCATGACGACGACCCTAACGGTACGCGCGGCGGAAACGATTGGCGCGACGCGCGTCGAACGCGTGGCCGACCTGTTGGGCAACGGATTGGCCGCCGGCGAAGATACCGACGCGTTGGCTAGCCGCGTCCAAGATTGGGCGCGGCCGCAGGACGACGAACGTTCGGAACGTTGGCGCGCCCTGCGCGTCGCCCGCACGGAATCCGCGTTCGCGATGGCGACCGCAGAGCAAGACGCGTGGGCGCAAACCGGGTTGGTTTCGGGAAAGACTTGGCTACTTGCGCCCGACCCTTGCGAATTCTGCGAAGCCGCATCGAAGGCGTTCGGCAAGTCGGGCGTCGGCTTGCGCGACCCGTTCTACCGGGTCGGCGACACGTTGCAAGGGACGGACGGCGGGTCGTATAAATTCAATTACGAACGCGTCGACGGCCCGCCGCTGCATCCGAATTGCCGATGCGCCGTCCAACCGGTGTTGGTTGACGATTACGAACGAATCGCGCGCGAAGCCGAACGAAGGGTACGCGAACAATGAATACGAAGCCGCAGACACGACGCAAGGCGTTGCCGGCCGACATGACGCCGACGGGCAACGGGTTCACGGCGACAATTACGACCGCCGCATTGGATCGCGACGGGGAGGTTGTCATTCCGCAGGGAATGGACGCGACCGAATACGAAACGAACCCCGTTCTATTTTGGTCGCACGACTACAATTTGCCGATTGGCAAATGCGTTGGGTTGACGCGCGCCGATTCTCGCATCGTCGGCGATTTCGAAATCGCGACGCGCCCGGGCGGATTCGAAGGCGCGTACTTCCCCGAATTCGTCGCGTCCCTAATCGCGCAGGGCGTCGTAAAG